CATCCAAGCTCTCTCAACAGTAGAGTCTTTAACCTCAGACATCGATGCACTCTACGTGCTCGACCAACAAGCCAAAGCATTGGCTGACAAAGTCAAAGAATTAAAAGCTTCCATCGCTAACAAATACGACGTTGGCACACACAAAGGCGAGTTGCACTCAGTCAACGTTGCTCTCTTCGAAGTCAAGGGTACAGTTGACTACCAGGCTTTATGTGTTGCATACGGTATCACAGAAGAAGTTCTCAACACCTTCCGTAAAGAAGGCCGTGCTGACATCCGCGTTACCCCCAAGAAGTAAATTTAATGCCCCTTCGGGGGCTATAAGGAGATATTCATGAGCGACTCAATAAGATTTCAAGCAGACGAAAGCCGTGCAGTTTATGTCGGTAAATTTGATCAAGACATTTGGTTGTCCATTCAAGTGCATGGCGGTGGCGCCCATTGCGTCATTCCAAAGGAAGAGGCATTAAAGATGCTCAAGACTTTAGAAGAGTTTCTAACTCATATGGAAGATGCATGAGGGTACAACCCATCAAGAACATAGAAGTAGAGCCTTGGCTGTTAGAGAAACACTACGCCAAGCGCATACCTCAGATCATGTTTGCATTTGGCTTGTACGTAGAGGAGGTGCTGACTGGGGTGATTACGTATGGCATCCCAGCCTCACCGTCTCTGTGCATGGGAATTTGTGGAATTTAACACTCAGAGCAAGTATTGGAGTTGAATCGGATATGCCTCATGAACAACAAAAACAACGAGGCAAGCTATTTGGTGGCACACAGCATTAAACAGCTTCCCAAGCCCTCCATAATCGTCTCATACGCTGATACAGAGCATGGGCATGTAGGATATGTCTATCAGGCCACAAACTTCTTGTACACAGGCTTAAGCGCCAACAGAGTAGATTGGACAATCAAAGGACAAGAGCACAAGCACTCGAAGACCATATCAGACGGCATGAGCCTTGAGACTATGAAGGAAAAGTATGGAGATGACTTTTATTATGTGCAGAGATCACGCAAGCACAGATACATTTATTTCCATGCTGACAAGAAGTATAAGAAAATGTTAGAGTCTAAGTTAAAATATGCCATCGAGCCTTATCCAAAGGGTGACTCACGTCGATATGACTCTGGTGGAAACGTTTCCATACAAATGAATTTGTTTTAAGGAGAAAACAATGGACAAAGATTACGTATACACACCTGCAGGGACTGACATATCGATTCGTTGGAAAACAATGGGATGGATACCACCAAGCGAGCAGCCAGAGTATCAACAGAAGTGGAAGTTCTACCAAGAGCTACCCATGCGCAAACTAGATGATAATGCCAAGAAAGAGTATGAGGCAGTCATGCGCAAGGCCAAAGTAGCAAGGATTAAATAATGGGTTTCTCATCAAGAATATCACCTACCAACAGAATCCGAGAACAAATCAATTTGAGGGATTTAGTTGATAAGCATGGCTTGGCTCTACCCATAGAGCCGAACTTCGAAGAACCACAAGAGGATATTTCGGAAAGTCCACAATTGGCTATCCATGCAAATCTTTATGTGTTCAGTGGCCACACATTGGGAAATCTAGTAGACGAAATTGTTGAGTTTGCCTACCAAGAAACATTCAGCATGATCAAACGAAAAATGCAATTCATGGAGGAAAACGAATAATGGAAAAGAAAGAACTCAGTGGGTTGGCTCGCCAACTCCTACAAACATCAGGGGCTCAGACGTTCTTCACTCAGGCAGAGTTTGACGATGCTATAGCAATAGCCCAAGCAGAGATCATGCACATAGCGGTGGAGACTACCAAAAAAGCCATCTTCATTGAGCGCCAAGCATGTGCAGATCTGGTCTTAGAGCTTGCAGATAGCGAAGATGAGGGTGAGACATGCACAGCGCTTAAAAACGCTTCTAGCGCCATTCTGAACCGCATACCATCACAAAGGCAGTAGTATGAAAGACAAAACTGAATGGGCTCTATACTTGACGTATGCTTTTGCAGTTGTGGTGATCTTATTGGACATGCTATTTTGGAGGCAAGGATGAATAAGGAAGAAGAAGAAACCAACCAATCCATCGAGGAAGAATTCCAACGCATGGTGAGGCGCAATGACTGGAACGCAACCATCAGGATGGAGGTGCCACTGACCACCAAGCTTGTAATCCCTGACATGTTCAGGAATGCAGTATTGGAAGAAGTCGCGCTAGAGTTTGACAAGCTGAAGAACTTCGGAGATACAAGCCAATCGTTCGCAGCCTTTGTTCGAGGTATGAAGAAATGATCAATCCACCATCAAAGGATGTATGTTTGTACTTATCTCGTTATTACAACGAGCGAACAGGAAAACAATTCGAAAAGCTGTCATGGATGTGGCTTCTCTGTTGGGGGTTTTACGATCATTGGGTAGAAGACTGGTTACAAACAGAGGATTAAACATGGCAACCGCAACAAAAAAAGTGGCAACAACTCCACCTAAGAAGGCAGTGGCAACAACTCCAAAAAAAGAAAAAGTGGTAACGTTACCAGAGAAGATGTACTCCATGCCTGAAGAGGTCAAGGAATGGATAGATCAGGCTATGAGCCGAATGAGGCACATGCAAGGGGAAATCTCGCGCCTAAAGGAAGAGAACGCACAACTCAAAGCCTACAGGAAGTTCGCAGAACATAGAATCTTGAGAAGCGAAGCAGAATAAGATAAACTTCAGGCTATGCACTGAAATATCGTGCGAAAGGACTGAAATGATGTCGTTAACACTAAAGTTATCAATTGGAAATAAACAATTTAAAAATATTGGGAGGAGAGTATGACTCCTAATAGGAAGGGTGCGGGGAGACCATCAGGAAGCCCCAACAAGGCAACATCAGACGCTAGGATAGCTATAGCTTCATTTGTGGATGGAAACGCTTATAGGCTCTCTGGATGGCTTGATCAAGTAGCCAATGGAGTGCGTAAGAAGGATGAGAACGGTGAGCCCACTGATGAGTATGTCATCCCACCGAATCCAGCGAAGGCGTTTGACCTGTTCCAAAGCGTAGTGGAGTACCACATCCCCAAACTGGCAAGGACTGAAGTAACTGGATCGGATACTGCACCAGTGATCATTGAGCACAACATCAATGTGTTTGGCCAGTTGTTGGAGAACATCAAGGCATCGCGTCAGAGCCAATGAGTGAAGTCATTGATGATGTCCTACTGGATCCCAAGACTCAGGAAGAGTTCTTTAAGCTATCAGTAGTCGATCAGACAGTATTCCTATGGCAGTACCAGTGGCTGAAGGAGAAGGCGCATAAGCATCAGATTGAGCCATCAGGGGATTGGTGGAGTATTTGGCTGATGCTCGCTGGTCGAGGGGCAGGCAAGACGAGAGCCGCCTCGGAATGCTTGGCATGGTGGGCATGGAGTCAGCCTGGCACACGGTGGTTGGTGTCTGCTCCCACGTCCAGTGACCTAAAAGGAACCTGCTTTGAAGGCGACAGTGGGCTCATGACCATCATTCCCCCCATGCTGATTGAGAAGTACAACTCCAGTCTCCATGAGATACACCTGACCAATGGATCCTTCATCAAGGGGATCGCTGCCTCGGAGCCTGAGCGCTTCCGTGGCCCTCAGTTCCATGGTGGATGGTGTGATGAGTTGGCAGCGTGGGAGTACATCCAAGAAGCGTGGGACATGATGCAGTTCGGTCTCCGCTTGGGTAAGAAGACCAAGCTGATCTGCACCACAACTCCAAAGCCCAAGGACTTGATCCTTGATTTGGTCGGGCGTGAGGGGGATGACGTGGCCATCACCAGAGCCTCGACCTACTCCAACATAAAGAATCTGGCGGAGAACTTCCAGAAGCAGATCCTCCAGTACGAATCCACCAAGCTCGGACGCCAAGAGATCTATGCTGAACTGATTGACCCCGAGGCGGATGGTATCGTCAAGAGGGATTGGTTCAGACTATGGCCAGATGGTAAACCCTTCCCCAAGCTTGAGTATGTCATCCAATCCTATGACTGCGCAACCTCGGACAAGACATACAACGACCCTACAGGATCAATCACGCTAGGCGTGTTCAAGCCACTGGATGGAGGTATGTGTGTCATGGTGCTCGACTGTTGGCAAGAACACCTACAGTATCCTGATCTCCGCCCCAAAGTCCTTGAGGAGTTCGAGGTGGCATATGGGGAAGGACGAGAGAAGAAGCTCGTGGACGTGGTTCTGGTGGAGGACAAATCCGCTGGCATCTCATTGATCCAAGACTTACAGAGGGCGCACATCCCAGTCATTGCATACAACCCTGGGCGAGCCGACAAGATACAACGGCTATCCATCGTGGCCAATATCATCAAAGCAGGTCGAGTGTGGGTGCCTGAGTCATCCGTCCGTAAGGGCTATGTAAAGGACTGGGCTGAAGGCATGGTGAGCCAGATCTGCTCCTTCCCTGAGACCGCACACGATGAGTTCGTGGACTGTATCAGCCAAGGGCTCAGGTACCTCAGAGACGCTGGGTGGATCAGCATTGACATGCCAAGGCGTGATCCATTTGAAGACAGTGACATCTTGGATGCGGACGAGCATAACAACAGAAGCCGAGCCAACCCATATGCTCAGTAAGGTGGTAACGTTACCACCTCAACCAACTGGTAACGTTACCACTTGGGGTTGAACCAAACATAGATCAAGGGCATAATCTGACCATGGCTAAGAAACCCACACTAGACGAGATGCGCCTTGCTCTGACCAAGGTGATGCCGACCCATCAGCGTGAGGCGAATAAGGCTAAGTTCCTTGAGCCAAGTAAAGCAAAAGAACGCCTATATCATGCCACTGGCGCAGATATAAAAGAGTTTGATGAAAGCAAAATAAAGCGCCCTTATTTTGGACATGGCTTTCATTTAACGGAATCGCCAACATTGGCAAACTTTTATGCAGATCAGCATAAAGAAAATCAAAATGTGATGCCTGTTCATGCTCAGATTAAAAATCCGTTTGTTATGAAGTCCATGACGGATTGGTATGATGTACCAGGCAACACTGATAAAGAACGCACAGACTGGATTAAAAGCCAAGGCTATGATGGAATTGAGTATCCACATGGAGCGCCTTACAACGCACCCCATGAGTCTGGAAAAGCTTTTGTAGCCTTCCACCGACATCAGATCAAGTCAGCCATCGGCAACCGTGGCACTTATGATATCAATGAGTCAGATATCAACAAAGCCAAGGGTGGTAACGTACACATGGCTGAAGGTGGGTCAAACGACGATTATCGTGGAAGCCATCAAGCACCAGGCCCACACTTTGGCGCACCCATGCACGATGTAACACAGGGAATGTACCCTGAAGATTTTTATGGCCCAAATGGTGCTCGTTATTATGGAAACATAAATGAACCAATTGACAGAGAAGCACATCGCCAAGTGTTGAGCGTCAGGGGTAAACCAGATGCTATGGTTACCATACACAGAGCAATCCCAACGCATGTGCATGAAGCCGCAATGAAGACTGAAGACCCCATAAAGCACATGATCCGTCATGGCGATTGGGTTGCAATTCATAAAGGTTATGCAAAGATTCACGGTGAAGGGCCACTTAAAGGAAAATACAAGATTGCTAGCATGCGCGTCCCTGCCAAGCATGTATGGACTGATGCGAACTCAATTCATGAATGGGGTTACCATCCAGAAGAAAAAACTGTTGCCAAAGCCAAGGGTGGAGTTACTCATGCTCACCATCTTGAGATAGAAGAAAGACCACTATGAATGAACTTGTTGGAAAAGGTAGACCGTTCTATTCAGCTATGGACATGGGGGCTAAGGCTCTTAAGCGTAAGGTAGGAACTGGCGCTGAGTTCCTCAAGGAGTTGATGGCGTTGCCTGGCGTCAAACCCACCGAGTTGAAAGAGCGTGGACTAGAAGAGTTGATGAATGCGCCTAAGATGACGCATGAGCAGTTCCTTGGTCAACTGGCAAGAAAACCAGCGCCCAAGATCAATGAGAAGGTACTGACTGAAGGTGGCAACGACGAAACAATCCAAGAGTTAATAGACAGAGATGCTAGAGAATACGCTAATCGAGAGATTGGAACTAGCCCAAGGATGCGTGATGATTGGTCAGAAACTTATGATGACTTCGTTGAAAACGCCAATCAGAATAAGTATTTACAATACCAAAAAGAAGCTGACAAGTTAGTTAGACAAGGATTGGCTGAACCTGCATCTGCTCACTCCGAATACACATTGCCTGGTGGTGAGAACTACAGAGAGATGTTGATTAAAGACCCACAAGGTAAGTTTGGAGGCGTCCCAGCACACTTTCATGGCGAGCCTAACATCATAGCTTCCATGCGTCTTAAAGACCGTACAGGCCCTAACGGTGAGAAGCTACTGCACCTTGAAGAATTGCAGTCAGATTGGCATCAGCAAGGGCGTGAGAAGGGATATGGCCCTAAATATAATCAGATACATAAAGCCTTTTATGTAACACCTGATGGGGAAAAAGTTGATATTATTTATCGTGATTCTAAAGAAGAATTAGATAAATGGCTTGATTATTCTGGATGGAACAAATACCCAGTAGATATTCAATACGAAACTGACAAAATAAAAACTGGTGAAGGTGTTCCTGATGCCCCATTCAAGAAGAACTGGGAAGAGATGGCCATCAAGAGATTGATCCATCACGCTGCGGAGAAAGGCTACCATGGAATCGTCGTGACCCCTGGCAAAGAGCAAGCAGACCGCTACAGTTTGGCACAGCATGTTGATGAAATATCACACTACCCAAGAAAAAATTTGCTTACGGGAGAAACATCTAAGGGTGTTCGCATTGACATGAAACATGGAGATGGTATGGAATTTGGACTCAACCATGAGGGTATTGTTGATACCGTCAATCATTCAGATTACGAAAACTACAAAGGAAAACACATATCTGATATTGTTGGCAAAGAACTGGCCAAAAATATTATGGGTGACGTGCGTGGACAAATATCTGGTGAAGGATTGACCTTCGGTGGCGAAGGCATGAAGGGCTTTTACGACAAGAAAGTTCCCAACATATTCAATGCCGCGGGTAAGAAGCATGGCATCAAGATGGAGTTGCATTCCCATGAAAATGGAATTAAAGACCCCAATGCGCCAACTGTTGCTCGCCATGTAATTGTCCGTGATGCTGACAACAATTATTGTTTGCAAGACACGCATAGCGATAGATTTGCTGAACCAGAGATATATCCAACACAAGAAGAAGCGCAAGCGGCAATAGCAAAAACAATTGATAGACGCATTCCTCTTCACCACTTCCCAATCACTGAGCCAATGCGCAAAGACATATTAACCAACGGACTTCCACTGTACAAGACAGGTGGAGTTGTCCATAAAGCCGAAGGAGGCAACGTGCAACCTACAATCGAACAAATGCGCATGGCGCTACAAAACAAGAGTACGTTCCCTAAGTATGGCATTCAGTCCATCGGAGCCAATGAAGCGCCTGACTTGTCTCCCAAGTATTACATCCAACCCAATAGAGATGGCAACTTAGGTGTTGGTGGTGTGGACATGGATAACATAACCCCTGGGATGCAATTGGTAAAGCAAGAAATACCAAACATGAATCCACCCAATAGTCCCAATGCTCCACAAGCCCCACAAAGCCCGTTGGGAGCACCTCCAAGCCCTCAAGGTGGACAAAGCAATATCCTTAACCTGACACCACAAGGACAAGCATTGGGCGCTATGAGCCCTCCTCAGCCACCACAAGGATTAAAAGAAGGTGGTGATGTCAAACCAAAAAAACTTACGGTTGATCAAATAAAACAATTAATGTTTGAAAAAGCGCAAGAAGGTTTGTCCAAGCCATCTGAAATCTTGGGAAAGCATGAGGGAAAGTATCTTCACTTAACTGAAGCAGATCGCGCTAAGGTTGAAAAGCGATTGAATGGAATGCGTGGTGGCGTAGGCTTTTCCCAAATTGGATTAGAGAATCCTGATTACATGCGAAGAGTTTGGGGAGTCGGAAAGCCTGGAGTTGTGTCCAAGCTATTAAATCGTCAAACAAGAGGATTGTCACCTGAAGATCAAGCTATCTGGAGCACATTCATTGGAACACCTGAAATGCACACCTCTAACCAATTGGTGTTCAATAGGATGTGGAATAAGTTCCAAGAAGCTAAAAAAGAAGGCAAACTCAGTCCTGAGCTAGAAGCAAAGATGCTTGACATTATGCGTTCAGCCATGACCAAGGCGACTAAAAAAACGCCAGCCAAACCAATTTTTGAGCCTGATGTAAGCTTTGACAACACGCATCATTTGTTTGATACATTTGAACGTCGTCGAGTTCTTGCTAATTTAATGGCTGGCAAACAGATCGGTGGAAAAAAAGGGCAAATCTTTGACGCATCTAAAATGATTGAAAATACAACCGATCCTAAATTGTTGCATGCCCCATCATTGTCGGTTGGCCCACACTTGTTTACATTGACAGGTGAAAGTTCTTACGAGCCACATTTGAATGCAGCATTTCCCCATATGCTTCATGGAGAAACTAGTTCTGACACTTTCCAACAAATTCCATTTGAGCACGCAGCTCCTGAGTTTGTGCAACAGATCATGAAAGAAAAGGGAAGAAAGCCAGGTTACATGGACATTGTCCGTAGAATGCCACGTCAGCATATTTCAGAAGAATATTTGACCAACTTGCAAAAGATGGGATACAAAAAAGGTGGCAAGGCAAAAGAATCTATAGATACAATGCGCTACGCTTTGACCAAAACTAAAAAGGCTAAATGATGGCAACACAAGACGATATGAACATTGACGAGCAAGACGATGGTTCTGCTCTTGTTGACATGCCTGAGATGGAAACCGAAGAGCAAGAAGACGGCTCAGCGATTGTCACCATACCAAGCAGTGGCCCAGAAGAGAATCCAGACTTTTATGCAAACATGTCAGAAGACTATGACGAAGGTGAACTTCGTACTATTGCCATGCGCTACATGGACTTAGTCAAGAATGACAAAGAAGCCCGTGAACTAAGAGATAAGCAATACGAAGAAGGATTAAAGCGTACTGGCATGGGAAATGATGCCCCTGGCGGTGCTACCTTCATGGGAGCGTCTAAGGTTGTGCACCCAGCGATGGCTGAGGGTTGCGTTGACTTCGCTGCTCGCGCCATCAAAGAGATGTTCCCACCAGATGGCCCTGTCAGGACTAAGATCCTTGGCAAAGTCGATGAGATGAAGACTCAGAAGGCTGAGCGTAAGCGTGACTATCTGAACTGGCAGATCACTGAGCAGATTGAAGAGTTCAGGGATGAGCAAGAACAGTTGCTGACTCAGTTGCCCTTGGGTGGATCACAATACTTCAAGCTATGGTTTGATGAGGATAAGAAGCGCCCATGCGTGGAGTTTTTGCCAATTGATAGGGTGATACTACCGTTTGCAGCGACCAACTTCTATACAGCCCAACGAGCTGCAGAGGTGCACGAAATCACGCATTGGGAGTTCAACCGTCGCATTGCCAGTGGCATGTACCGTGATGTGAATGTTATCCAAGCGGTGTCCGAGCCCGATCAAACTAAACCACAGAAAGCCAACGACAAGATTGAAGGTAAAAAGTGGGAAGACAACAAAGACGGATTGCGCAAGGTTTACCACATCTACACCTACCTTGAGTTGGAAGAAGACAAGTACAGCAAGGGCAAGATGGTTCCTTACATCTTGATGATTGACGAGCTAGACAATGAGGTTGTTGGTTTGTACAGGAACTGGGAAGAAGAAGATGAGACCATGACCAAGTTGGATTGGATTGTGGAGTTTAAGTTTATCCCTTGGAGGGGTGCATATGCGATTGGTCTCCCTCATCTCATTGGTGGATTGTCCGCTGCCCTCACTGGATCACTTAGAGCGCTTCTGGACTCTGCTCACATCAACAACGCAGCCACCATGCTCAAGCTCAAGGGGGCTAAGATTAGTGGCCAATCCCAACAAGTTGACATCACTCAAATTGTTGAAATTGAGGGAGCACCTGGAGTTAATGACATCCGTCAGATAGCCATGCCCATGCCGTTCAATCCACCTAGCGCAGTTCTATTTGAGCTTCTAGGATGGCTTGACACCGCAGCTAAGGGGGTAGTCAGTACCAGTGAAGAAAAGATTGCTGATGTCAATGCACAAGCCCCTGTGGGTACAACTCAGGCTTTGATTGAGCAAGGCGCAGCAGTCTTTTCTGCCATCCACGCAAGGATGCACGAGTCACAAGCAAGGGTACTAAAGATCCTTTGCAGACTGAACCGTTGGCACTTTGATGAGATGCGCAAGTCTGAAGTTGTTGCCGATTTAGAGATTGAACGCGAAGATTTTTCACGCAATACAGACGTTGTTCCTGTATCTGATCCTCACATCTTCTCTGAGACCCAACGGATGGCTCAGAACCAAGCTGTGTTGGCCTTGGCTGAAAAACACCCAGATCAATTCAACATGACACAAGTGCTTTCAAGGTTCCTCAAGCAGTTGAAGGTGCCTAATGTTAATGAGTTGATGAAGGATGTGCCAGCGCCTGAGCAAAGGACTTCTGCGGATGAGAACGCAGCCATGTTGCTTGGACAGCCTTCATACGCTTACATGCAACAAGACCATATTGCACACATCCAAGATCACTTGCAATTTGGATTGAATCCATTCTTTGGTCAGTCACCGTTTGCTGACCCCAACTACATTAACAACTTGATTGAACACATCAAGCAACACATGACATTGTGGTACTTGAACCGCAGTAATGCATATGTGGCACAGTCGCAAGGTGGCAAGCCAATCAACAACTATGATGATCCTAGCCTCACAGCTACCATAGACAAGCTATACACGACCGTTGGCGCACATGTGGAGTTGGATACCAAAGACGTGTTTAAAGCGTTTGTACCTGCCTTCCAACAGCTTATACAAGTGGCATCACAACGCGCTCAAGCAGCTCAGGGTAATCTACCCCCAGCCGAGCAAGTCGTTAAAGAGACAAGCATGGCTGAGACACAACGCAAGACACAGGCTGATCAAGCCAAATCTCAGTATGAGCAAGCCAAGTTGCAAGCGGATATGCAAAAATCGCAAATGGACAATCAAACAAAAATTGCCATTGAAAACGCCAAGCTAACGCATGAGACAATCCAAAACATAGCTCAGGCACAACCGCCTGAGATGCAACCGCCTATGGGACAACCCATGGCACAACCACAGGCGCCAACGCCACAACCCCAAGGAGCCCCAAATGGCAACATCTGATCAAGAACAAAAGAGCATCAACGTACCCCAACACAAGCGCTTGGCTCAAGGCGCCCCTGTGAACGGACAAAGCATGAAGGATGGCGGTAAGAAAACTGCTTCCCCTTTGTCTAAGAAAAAATGATTGAACAATTGATCCACGTGATCAAACTTCGCCAAGCCGAGTTAGCTGCGTCTCTTGCCTTCGGGAACGCAACCACTTGGGAGGCTTATCAGCGCATGGTCGGTGAGTATCAGGGACTGCAATACGTCATGAACTCATTTGACCGCATGGCTGAAGAAGAAGAAGGAAGAGAATAGGTCGCACTCCGCGACTGAGGCCGCGCTGAAAAGCGCTTTAACGATGCACCTGAGATATGGTGTTTTTTAGGAGTTAGTATGAGTGAGAAAGAGAAGATCCCTACGATTGAGGGAAGCCAAGGTACGCCCAATGCAGAAGATTTAGCATGGGCATTCCCAGACGTAAACCCAGGGCAACGCCCTTTTGGTGGTCGAGTGATCGTCCAACTTCGACGAATAAAAAAGAAGTCTGGAATGATCATCATTGTTGATGAAACCAAAGAGAACGAAAAGTGGAACAACATGATCGGTAAGGTCGTGGCTATTGGCCCATTGGCGTTCAAGAACAGGGACACCATGCAACCGTGGGCTGAAGGCTCATGGGCTGAGCTTGGCGACTTTGTAAGAGTTCCAAGATGGGGTGGAGACCGTTGGGAACGCAAAGTTCCTACTGAAGACGGTGAAGATCCTGTTTTGTTCATGACTATCAACGACCACGAACTGATTTCGGCCATCACAGATGATCCGTTGTCGTTCAAAACATACGTATAAGGGAAAATATCATGGCAGAAGATAAAAAAACACCAGATTTAAAGATAGAAGAGGCGCAAGACGGCTCTGCTGTCGTTGAATTAGACGAAAACTTGCTCACAAATGACGAAGATGATCAATTAAATGATGTGGCAACAACTCCACCTGAGAAAAAAGAGGGTGGAACAGTTGAAGATGAGGACGCTGACCATCCAGACGATGACCAAGCGCTCAGAGACGCTAAAAGAAACCGTCGCAGAGCCAAAAAAGACCTGATTCGCAAGACAAACGAGGAAAAAGACCTTCGTTTGCAACAACTCCAACGTGAAAATGAGGAGTTTAAGCGTCGTTTGACAGAGGTGGAGAGCAGAACACGCCAGTCAGACGTCATGCGGATCGACAAAAACATCGAGGACACCCAAGTTCGCTTGGAATATGCCAAGATGAAGATGGCTGAGGCGGTTAGTTCCAATGATGGACAAGCCATGGTGGAGGCTCAAGACCTTTTAGATGAGGCAAAAGTCAACCTAAGCCAACTCAATCAAATAAAAAGACAGGCAACACAAGCCCCACAGCAACAAAATCTTGACAACATCAGGTTGCCTGACCCAGAGACGCAGAGAAACGCTGCTCAATGGATCAATAAGCACAGTTGGTATAAAGTAGACGGCACAGATAGAGACAGTAAAGTCACTTTGAAGGCGTCTGAAATGCTAGTTGAAGAGGGTTGGGATCCAAAAGATCCAGATTATTGGGATGAACTCGATAGTCGCTTGCAAAAATCTCTACCACATCGTTATAATGAAACCACAGACAGTAATTCCACTGTTCGAAGACCGAGGAATGTTGTGGGAAGTTCAGGACGCGAGGCATCTGCAGCTTATGGGGGTACAAACCGTACCCAGTTCATCCTCACCCCAGAAAGAGTGAGTGCTATGAAGGAAGCTGGTGCATGGGAGAACCCTGTGCGCAAAGCGAAGATGATTGAAAATTTCATCAAGTTTGACCGTCAGAATAAAAACCGTAACTAATACTTGGAGTAAAACATGGAATCACGTCTAAAAAAATCTTTGAATGCAAGTGGTCGCCAAGACCGTGATAACGGGGAAGCATCCCACAAAGCACCTGAAGATAAGTTCATTTCTACGCAGGAACGTAAAAAAATGTGGAGCGAGGAGTGGACGCAATCAGCACTGCCAAAACTACCCAACGTAGATGGGTGGCACCTTTGCTGGCTTTCAACAACCAACAGCTACGATTCAATTGATAAGCGGATTCGCCTTGGGTACGTACCCGTTAAGTCGGAAGAGTTACCAGGCTATGAAGATTACAAGATTAAATCGGGTGAGTACGTAGGTTACATATCGTGCAACGAGATGTTGCTTTTCAAATTGCCCATGGATATTTTCCAAGAGGTCATGACCTATCAGCATCACGACAAACCTCGTGAAGAAGCTGACAAGATTCGTGTACAAATTGAGAGTCTCCAAGGCCAACGTGATAGCAACGGAAAGTCGCTTGTAAATGTTGAGGGTGAAGGTATTGGCGGAATTGAACAGCAACCAAGCAAAACACCCGTATTTTCGGGTTAACCTAAAGGAGTTTGACTATGTCAGCAACTAATGCTCCGTTTGGCTTGCGCCCTGCGTTCCACCCCTCTGGTCTGGATCGCGCTCAGGCGCTTGCTGGCGGTATTCAATCTGGTTTGTCCGTTAACATTTTAAAAGGACAACCAGTTTCTTACGTGACAGCCGCAGTCTTGACAGCCACAAGCTTGTCAGGCATTGCGAAAGGCACAATCGTCCCCTCTGCTACCCCTGGTAACAGTGCAGCTTCTGACGGCTATCAAGTCGCAGGCGCTTTCGCTGGTGTTCAGTGGACAGATACAACTGGTCGCGCTCGCGTTTCCAACTATTGGCCCGCAAACACTAGCTACACTGCTGGTACTTGCGTAGCTTATTTCTACAACGACGAAAAAATCGTTTACGAAATCCAAGCTGACGGTTCAATGGCTCAAACCACTATCGGTGGCGAGTACAACTTCAGCAACATTACCGCTGGTTCCACAACCACTGGTTTGTCTCAAGCAACTTTGGCTTCAGCTTCTGCTCAAGCTAACGGCGCTCAAGGCCAAATGCGTGTTGTTGACTTGGCTCCCTACGTGGACAACGCTTGGGGTGACGCGTATACGATTGTTCGTATCCAGTTGCCATATGTTCAATTTGTTGCAGCAACTACTGCTGTTGTTTAATAAAGGAGTATTGCAATGGCAGCACCAATGCGAAGTACGGACTTTAGAAGTATTGTTGAACCTATTCTCAACGAATGCTTTGACGGAGTCTATGACCAACGTGCCGACGAGTGGAGCCGTGTGTTCCGCGAAGAAGACGGCATTCCCCGTAACTATCATGAAGAGCCTGTCCTTTATGGATTTGGCGCAGCACCCCAGTTGCCTGACGGTACACCCGTTACGTATCAACAAGGTGGTGTGTTATTCCTGAAGCGCTATTTGTACAAAGTGTATGGCCTTGCCTTCGCTTTGACAAAAGTGTTGGTGGAAGACGGCGACCACATCCGTATTGGTCAAGTTTATGCACGTCACTTGGCACAGTCTTTGGTTGAGACTAAAGAATTGTTGTCAGCTAACGTGTTGAACACAGCCTTCAACAGCAGCTATCCCGGTGGCGACGGTGTTTCTTTGATTAACACTGCTCACCCCATCGTGAATGGCACATTCAGCAACCAATTGGCTACTGCAGCTAACTTGTCTCAAACATCTCTTGAGCAGATGTTGATTCAAATCCGCCAAGCAGTTGACAACAACGGCAAGCGTATTCGCTTGGTACCACGTCAATTGATCGTGGCTCCTGGCAATATCTTCCAAGCTGAAGTATTGTTGAAGTCAGTGCTCAGAACTGGCAATGCAAACAACGACATCAACCCCATCAAATCTATCGGTTTGTTGGACGAGGGTGCCGCTGTGTTGTCACGCTTGACATCATCTACAGCATGGTGGGTTCAGACAGATGCTCCCGAAGGCTTCAAGCTTTTGATGCGCAGACGTCTTGAGAAAACCATGGAAGGTGACTTCGAAACTGACTCTATGCGCTACAAAGCAACAGAGCGTTACGACGTTGGCTTCACAGATCCCCGTTGTGCCTACGGTACAGCCGGAGTCTAAAGCAAATAGGGGGTGGATAATCTCCACCCCTTTTTTTTAACTGATCAAGCTTTTCAAGGAGAAGATCAAATGCCTCAATTTTCAGACGACCTATTCTTAGGCCCAGCCCAAACCTACATGGGTTTGGATTTATCACAAACAGAAGGTACATTTACTGGTTCAGTAACTGGTACCACAATGACCATCACCGCACTTTTGACAGGCGACATCCTGACTTTAGGACAATATGTAAGCGGAACAGGCATTACTGCTGGTTCTTACATTACAGCTTTTGTCACTGGTAATGGTGGAACTGGTACATACACGCTGAGCGCATCTTCAAGCGCTACAGGCTCAATCACAATTACATCTTCAGGCGATGCATACCTTGGCGACCCCGCTCCCATGGACTTGGGTGTTGGCCCCCTTGGTCGTGTATACGTTTGGGATTGTGTTCCACAAACTTTGCAGACAGCAAACATTGCTGCATCACAGACAGCATCAGGTTCTGGATCAGTTACATTGACTGCAGGCACATCAGTGAAATCTGTTGTTCGCGCTGACGGCACAACTGTTCTTCAATTGAACACACCACGTGCATTGCAAATCAACACATCAACAACTGCTCGCACAATCACAATCAGTGGTTACGATTACTATGGTCAAGCAATGACTGAAGCAATCACAGTTGCAACCGCAGGTACTGCTAAGTCAGGCAAAAAAGCTTTCTATCAAATCGTTAGTGCAACAATCAACGGTTCTGCAACAGCAGTAACTATTGGTACTACTGACACTTTGGGCTTGCCTGTACGTTGTTTTGACGCAGGTTACGTTGTCAAAGTGGGTTGGAACAATACTCTTGCACAAGATACTGGTACATTTGTAGCAGCAGACTTGAACACCGCAACATCAACAACTGGTGATGTTCGTGGAACATACACACCATCTACAGCTTCTGACGGCACTAAGCGTTTGGTAATGACTATCGCTTTACCTGGCATTGCTGTTGGCCCTAACGCTACACGCGTTGGCGCTCTTGGCGTTACACAAGCTTAATAGGAGGCTACTATGGGTCAATTTAAACCAATGGTGAAGATGTACACCGACGAGCCTTCAGTCATCCTGAAGCTCAAAAAAGGCGGTAAAGTACATCACAAAGGCATGAAAGCTGAAGAGCATGGCCACAAGTCCATGCACGAGGCACATGGTGGCATGATGCATGGTGCTCACGAGGCTTTTGAGTCTGAGCATGGCCACGCCCCCAAGAAGCCTTCTATGCATGAGCGTCGCAAAGCTATGAACCCCAACCAGTACAAAAAGGGTGGTAAGGTTGAGCACAAGCTTGACGGTGGCATGATGGGCGCTCCAATGCGTGCTCCTATGGCTCCTATGGCACGCCCCGCTATTGCAGCGATGGCACCAGCAGCTCGTGTAGCTCGCGCAGCCATGGTAAGAAAAGCTCTGACTGGCATGAAAAAAGGCGGTCACATGGGCATGGAAAAGCACATTGAGAAGTTGGAGAAAGAACTCCATCATCACGAGTCTATGCCAATGGAAAAAGCTCACAAGATGCACCACAAGGCATCTGGTGGCGCTATTGATCGTGACGAAACCAAAACAACAATCAAAGGTAACGCAAAGAAATTTGAGAAGACCATGGTTGTTGATGGTGACCACCACGACAAGCACCACGGCACTGGAGAAATCCATGAGGGCAAACCAGCAGGCTACAAACACGGTGGAAAGATGCACAAAATGCATCACAAAGCCACTGGTGGCGCTATTCCTTCTGACACCCATGAGTCTAAGAACCCAGGCAAAATCAAGATGCATGGCACCATTGAAGACAATGAGCATGACTACTTGAACACCGAAATGCACTCAGCCAAGCGTGACAAAGCTCATGGTACTGGTGGCATTAAGGAAACCAACGCTGGCGGTTACAAGCATGGCGGTAAAGCTCATCACAAGATGCATCATAAGGCTACTGGCGGCGCAATCCCTGCGGCCACAATGAAAGGCAAAAAGGAAGACAGACTCAAAGGTGACACCTATGAGGATGGCGACTGGGAAAACCGCGCTGCTGACACATCTACACCCGGAAAGAAAATGGGTCGTACTGGTGAGGTCAAAGAAGCCAATGCTGGTGGTTACAAGCATGGAGGCCATGCAGTAAAAAAGCACTACGCCACAGGGGGTAATGTAGTCGACGATGGCAAGGCAGTAAAAATGCCTAAGCACTTCGTCAGCCGTCCTGTGGCCAACAGCTTGCAATCTGGTACTTTCAAACGCGGAGGTAAAGTCGCAAAAAAGGCTGACGGAGGCATGACCTCCGATGACCAAATGTTTGCCGACAAAGCCAACCGTGACTATGAAAACTGGGAGAAATCTCAGCGTGCAGAAAACGAAGCAACCAAGAACATGATTCCCAACGCAATCAAACGCGGTGTGAATGCAGTTAAAGGGTTGTTTGGTTCAACCACACCAGATGGTAGCGTGACTAAAACTGAAAAATCAGTTACATATTCACCTGCTAAAAAGCGTGGTGGCTCAATGAGAAAGTGTTGAGTAAGATGGGAGGGCTTCGGCTCTCCCACTTTTTAAGGAACAATTATGAGTAATGGTATTACTGCATCAGTGACACGAGCAGGAAGAGTTGAGCCTTTCAACCTTCAAGTTTCTCGTGGTCAAATTCAAGGTCACACACCATTTTTGCTTTACGGATACTCAGCTTCCGTTAGCAACACAGCATTTGGCCCTCTTTGGGAAGGTTTAACCCAAAGCGGTGGTCTATACCCATTTCCTAGTTCAGCAGCTCAATTGACCATTGTCAGTTCTTCGGCTTCTGATACAACCGCATTGAGCGTTCAAATCCAAGGCTTGGATGCCAACTTTGCGCCAATCAGCGAAGTAATTGCCTTGAACGGTACAAATGCTGTTACATCAGTTAAATCATATTTGCGCATCAACAATGTTGGCGTAACAAATGGCGTTAACGTAGGAACTATTACATTCAAGCAAAGTACCACATTGCTAGCACAAATTAACCCTGGCTTGGGCGTTAATCAAGCAAGTATTTACACGGTGCCTGCTGGTTATAGTTTGTACATTATGCGGTCTTACAAGACAGCAAATATTGGTTTTACAAGTGGTTCTTGGATTAACTTTGAAGTTCAATTCAACGATAACGTGTCAGGCGCTCAAAAAATTGTGCAAGAACAAACTTTTGTGCAACAAATTGAAATTAACTACGAAACAGTGCCTCGCAAAATTACAGAGAAAACTGATATTCAATACTTGTATAAAGCAAGCGTTGGTGGTCCATTGATTTGTTCGCAAAACTTAGTTGGCATTTTGATTCAAAATGACAATCTTGTAACTGGAGTAGGAACCTAATCATGCCTTTAACCAAATCTAAATCCAAAAAAGCTTTTGAGCACAACATCAAGGATGAGATTCACGCAGGCAAGCCCCAGAAGCAGGCAGTAGCGATTGCTTACGCAGTCAAAAGACATGCTAAAAAAGCTCATGGTGGTGAAGTTTCTACACATCACGCCAATGAAAAACACAAGGGATGTTGGTAATGAAGAACGGTCTTTATGCCAATATTCATAAAAAACAAGAGAGGATAGCCCATGGATCAGGAGAACACATGCGTCGTGTCGGATCTAAAGGTGCCCCTACAAAGGAAGCCTTTATCGAGTCAGCTAAAACGGCTAAAAAGAAAGATGGCGGTGGGGTCAGTTTGGCTGTCGGTCGCGGTGAGAAACTACCGACAAACAAAGGTGCGGGACTCACAGCTAAGGGTAGAGAAAAGTACAATCGAGAAACTGGGAGCCATTTAAAAGCTCCTCAGCCACAAGGTGGCGCTCGTAAAAATTCATTTTGTGCAAGGATGTCAGGAGTAGTTAAACACGCTTCAGGAGATGCGCCAAGAGCAAAAGCATCTTTGAGAAGGTGGGACTGCCCAGGATGGTGAGGTAACTCATGTCTTATAGTGGTACTGTTGGACAAACGGTAGTAACCGTTCAGAACTTTATTGACCAAGGCGCACGTTTATCGGGCAAATTGGCTGAAGAACTGACGATTGAACAAGTTCAAGGCTCTAAACAAGCCTTGTTCTTTGTGCTGTCCAATTTAATCAATCAAGGCATCAACTATTGGGCCATCAATAAACAGGTCTATGGCCTGATTCCAGACCAATACGAGTATTTGCTACCCGTAGGTGGCGTTGACGTCTTAAACGCGCTCTATCGCACGATTACACAGCCTTCTGGATCATATTCATCAAGCGATGGATCAGGTGTGTCAAACATTTATGATGACAACATCCAAACTTATAACCAGATGACGGTGGCAAATGGGTATTATCAGGTCAATTATGGGACAAACAACTCCCAATACATTGGTTCAATTGGCTTCATGCCCTATATTTCTGGCGGTGGAACTGCAACATGGAGCTACACGCTTCAATATTCTTATGACGGATCAACTTGGGTCACGTTGTACACAGGAACAAACGTAGCTGTTCAAGATGGCCAATGGGTATGGCAAGACATTGACCCAGGTGCTACGGCTCAGTATTACAGAATGCAAGCCACAAACGGTACAACTTTAGCATTAAGAGAGTTGTACTTTGGTGTTAACACCACAGAAGTGACAATGTCTCGATTAAATAGAGATGATTACACAAACTTGCCAAATAAGAACTTTACGGCTAATCAGCCCTATCAGTATTGGCTAAATAGAACTATTCCACAGGCAAAGATTACTTTGTGGCCAGCCCCAAGTAATGCTTTTGTACAAATGACAGTTTGGTATTCACGTCAAATTGACGATGTAGGTGGTTTGAATGGTCAACTTGAGATACCACAACGTTGGAATCAGGCTATTCAATACTTATTAGCTCACCAAATGAGCTTGATATTGCCTGGCGTTGACTTGGGAAGAATTCAATATTTGGAAGCACAAGCAGAAAAATACTTTATCATGGCTGAAAATGAAGAGCGTGATAAGTCACCAATCTACTTTGCGCCTAACATAGCGCCGTACACACGATGAACTACTTTCTGACCTATCAACGCTTGATTGCAAAGGCAAAGGCCAGAGTGTGCCCAGACGGATACGTTGAGCGCCACCACATTCTGCCCAAGGCACTGGGTGGCTCCGATGACAGCTCAAACCTTGTGGCTCTAACAGCTCGTGAGCATTTTTTGGCTCATGTACTACTGGCCAAAATCCATGGCGGGACAATGTGGCAGGCGGTGATAATCATGAAAGGCGGAAAGAACAGATACTGCAACAGCCGACTGTTTGAAATTGCACGCCGACACGCTTTTGTTGAAAGGGAGAAGTCCATCAAGAAAAAGCGCATTTCCGACCCGTCTTTTGATGCGTACATGCACAAAGTTCGCTCTGAAGCCACAAAGCACAGGGTGGAGGGCTATCAATCCGAGGCTGGCGAAAAATTTAAAGAGCGGTTTGCGACAGATCGCGAATATGCCGCAAAAATATCAAAAAATCGCGCCAAAGCGCAAGAAGCAAGCGCAGCGGCAGTACGGATGAAGTCTTTCCAAAAAGCCGAAAAAATACTAGCCATGAGGTCTGAGGGCAAAAAATACAGCGACATAATGCAGGCGGTTGGTTGCTCAATTGGATTTGTCTCAAAGGTGGTGAGCAATGCCCAGATTTCTTGATACAAGTGGTAATGCATCTATTGCCATCTTTATTTGTGACAGATGTCGTTTCAAAAGACCAATTATTGAGGCGATGCCTGACCCAAATTTTCCTGGTCTAAAAGTATGTCAACGTGGGTGTGCAGATCAGAAAGACCCCTACCGATTACCCGCTAGAAAGACTGAGCGAATTAACTTACAATTTCCAAGACCTGATGTTAGTGTTGCAGCTAATGACAATGGTTTGGTGGTGACGCCTACAGGTACAAATATCCCTGGCGGTAATCCTACCGAAATCTACATTAGTACACAAAATGGGAATGATATTCCCCAACAAAATGGCAACACAAACATCATAAGCCCAAGCCCCAATCCATCTACAGGCCAATAACATGAGTGGACAAGTCACAATTACACAATTGCCAACCGCAGGGGCGTTAACTGGTAACGAGTCAGTTCCCATTGTGCAAAATGGCGTGACGGTTCAGACAACCACAGGCGCCATAGCATCTCAGCCCACACAAACTCAAACATTTTTGACGGTTGGCCAACAAACCAGCCTTGCAAATAGTCGTCAAATAGCAGTTTCAACTGGTTTAACTGCAACAGATGGCGGTTCTTTGGGTAGTTATACCATAGCAGTCACAGGTGCATTGGCATCGTTGATCAGTTCTGGCACAGGAATACAAGTCAAAACCAATAGCACTACGCTCACAAACGTACAAATTACTTCAAGTGGATCAGGCGTATCAGTTGCAAATGGTGATGGCACAACTGGCAACCCAACAATCAGCCTATCAACAGTTCTGCAAAACTTAGTTGGCACAACTGGAACAGGTTTATTGGCGCTAAATGGCACAGCTTTGAGCACAGTAGCAGTGACTGGCGTCTCAGGACAAATATCAGTCACGAATGGGTCTACAAGCCCTCAAATTGGCCTTGCAAGCACCGCAGTAAGCGCAGGGTCATACACACTACCAACAGTCACATTTGATGCGTATGGAAGGGCTACATCAGCCTCTAGCGCGTCAACGACAGGAAGTGGCGCAGTAGTATTGGCAAACAGTCCTACTTTGACTGGAACACCAAGTGCGCCCACAGCATCAACTGGAACTAATTCCACACAAATAGCAACAACTGCTTTTGTGCAAAATGCAATTGGCTCAGGTGGCGCGGTTGTAAACACATTTAGCGCAGGTACTACTGGTCTTTCACCCTCAACAGCAAGCTCAGGCGCTATCACTTTAGGTGGTGTCTTAGGTGTTGCAAATGGTGGAACAGGCTTGTCTACAGCCCCAACTGCAGGAGGCGTCCTTTACGGAAACGGAACTGGCTTTGCTGTGACTCCAGTTGGATTGTCAGGTCAAGTTTTGACTAGCCAAGGCTCAAGTAATCCCATTTGGCAAACATTGACTGGTGCAGGAACAGTTACATCTATAACTGCAGGCACAGGATTGACTGGTGGAACAATCACAGTATCAGGCACGATTGCAATTGATACAACAGTTGTCACCACTTTGACTGGAACGCAGACTCTGACAAACAAGACATTGACTTCTCCAGTCATTTCGTCAATTGTCAATAGCGGAACACTGACCCTACCCTCAAGCACTGACACTTTGGTAGGTAGAGCAACAACCGATACATTGACAAACAAGTCAATCAGTGGCTCAACAAACACATTGAGTAATATTGGCAATAGTTCATTAACCAATAGTTCAATCACGTTAGGAACAACAAATATAGCATTAGGCGCAACATCATTGACGCCTGCTGGCTTGACTTCAGTTTCAGTAACACAAGACCCAACATCTGCACTTCAGTTGGCCACTAAGCAATATGTGGATGCTGCAGTCTCGAATGTAAACTATCACGCAGCTTGTAACTATGCAACGACTGCTGACTTGGGAACAGTTACTTACAACAACGGATCATCTGGAGTTGGCGCAACAATCACCAAAACAAGTCCTTTTGCTACTTTAGCAATTGATGGCGGAAGCCCAAGCGTTGGCCAAAGGATTTTAGTTAAGAACGAATCTTCAGGTCAATATAATGGTATTTATACTGTTACCAGCGTGGGATCAGGATCAGTTGGATGGGTATTGACTCGTGCAACAGACTATGATCAAACAGGTACTGGACAGAATGAAGTAGCCCCAGGCGATACAACTTTTATTATCAGTGGAACTGTAAACGCTTCCACTCAGTGGGTACAAACTACTGATGCTCCAATCACAATTGGCACAACACCTTTGGTGTTTGCACAAATTGCTGGACCTGGCGCTTATACCGCAGGCACAGGACTTACTTTAACTGGAACACAGTTCAGCATTTCAAATACTGCTGTAACTGCCAACTCATATGGTTCAGCAAGTTCTGTTGGTACATTCACAGTAAATGCACAAGGTCAATTGACTGCAGCTAGTTCTACTTCAATTGCAATTTCTGCATCACAAATCACAAGTGGAACACTGCCAATAGCAAATGGTGGAACAGGACAAACAACCGCTTCTGCTGCATTCAATGCATTGTCCCCCATTACCACTACTGGTGATTTAATCATTGGAAACGGTACAAATAGCGCTACAAGGCTTGGAATTGGGTCAAATGGCTATGTGTTGACTTCTAATGGTACAACTGCATCATGGCAATCAGCGTCAGCAGGAGTTTCATCATTTAGCGCTGGCACAACAGGATTTACTCCAAATACTAGTTCAACTGGTAGTATTACTTTAGCAGGTACGCTTGCAACTACAAATGGTGGTACAGGGTTAACATCATTTACATCAGGAGGTGCGGTTTATGCGTCCTCAAGTTCGGCTCTTACTACTGGTACTTTACCTGTTGCTTCTGGCGGTACTGGCGTTGCGACACTTACGGGTCTAGCATACGGTAGTGGGACATCTGCATTTAGTGCAGCAACCGCAGCTCAAGTGGTTTCTGTAATTGGAACAACCGCAGTAACAAACGCAACAAACGCAACCAATGTAGCTGCAACTGCAGGATCGGGTTCAACCAATTACCTTCACTTTAGTTCAACAGCAACAGGCAACGTTGGGGTTAACACAAACACATCCCTGACATACAATTACACAAATAATACCTTGACAGCAGGTATCAACGGAGGAACATTCTAATGTCAGCATCAGGCTATACCCCAATATATTTGTACAACAGTGGTACATCAACCAACACGCCTTCATCTGGTAATTTAGGCAACGGTGAACTTGCAATCAATTATGCAGACGGCCGTATTTTTTATAAAAATTCTAGTGGCGTAGTCAATTTAATTGGTGGCTCAACAGTAACAACTGCAGCCGCAACTACCACCACATTAACTGCTCTTTCCACACGAATCCAAAAGATCAGTGGGTCAACAACACAGACAGTTCAATTGCCTGCTGCAAATACTTTGCCTGCAGGTCAAGTGTTTATCATTGATAACGATGCGACTGGTAACGTTACCGTAAACGATAACTCATCTACTTTGGTGACTACAGTTTACCCAGGCAATATGGTTTATCTTTGGGTAGAAGACAACTCAACTGCTGCAGGTTCATGGGGTAAGTATGCGTTCATTCCCTCTGGAACTTACGTTGCATCAGGAACTACTGGATCATTGTTAACCACAACTGGTTCTGGCTCTTCTTTAACCTTTGGTTCTGGCTCATTATCTCTTGGTGGTAATTTAACTACTTCAGGAGCTTTTGCCACAACACTAACAACAACAGCAACAACATCTTTGACACTACCAACAAGCGGTACAGTCACAGCTTTAGGCAATACAACTACAGGCTCGGGTTCTATTGTCTTGGCTACAAGCCCAACTTTGACAACTCCAACTTTGGGCGTTGCATCAGCAACAACAATTAATAAAGTTACTTTGACTGCACCAGCTACAGGCTCAACTTTGACCATAGCTGATGGAAAAACATTAACAGCTAACAATTCAATCACTTTTACTGGTACAGATAGCACCACCATGACATTGCCTCCTGTTAGTGCAAGTCTTGGTTATTTGAGCATTCCACAAAACAGTCAATCAGCCGCATACACAACTGTATTGGGTGATGCAGGGTACTGTATTTTTCACCCATCATCGGACGCCAACGCACGTACATTTACAATTGCTGCCAATGCTTCTGTAGCATATCCTCTAGGCACAGTCATTCAATTTATCAATATGTCTGCAAGCAATGTAACAATTGCTATAAACTCTGACACATTGACATGGGCACAGGGTGGTAGCACAGGATCAAGAACATTAGCGCAATATGGTGTAGCAAACTGCATCAAGATTGCAACAACTCAATGGCTCTTAACAGGAACTAATGTGACATGAGTGGAATACTTAATGCTTTTGTTGGTGGCTCTTATGCTGGTGTACCGGGTGCTCCTACCATTGGTACAGCTACAGGAACAAGCACTTCTGCAATTTCTGTTTCTTTTACAGCACCATCCTACAACGGTGGATCGCCAATTACAGGGTATCAAGTGGCATGTACTTCATCTGGTACAAACACAGCAACAGGTTCATCTAGCCCAATTTCAGTAACTGGGTTGTCTGCTGGAACAAGTTACACATTCCACGTCAGGGCGCAGAATGCAATTGGCTATGGTTCGTATAGTGGAAATGCAACTGCTTCAACAAATGCGGCGGCAGGCTCTCAATCTTATACAACTGCTGGTACCTACACTTGGATTGCTCCAGCAGGGGTTACTAGTGTTTCAGTTGTAGCTGTTGGTGGCGGTGGTGGTGGCGGTGGCGGGTTTTCTGCTTATTCCACCGCTCGTTCTGGAACTGGTGGCGGCGGCGGCGGATTAGGCTATAAAAACAACATTTCCGTTACTCCCGGAAATGGATACACCGTTGTTGCTGGTGCTAAAGGAACAGGTGGTAGTGGATCATATGGTGCAGTTTTTCCTTGTTGTAATCCGGCCTCTCGTGGTGCTAATGGAGGAACTAGTTATTTTATTTCAACTGGAACCGTAAATGGCGGCGGCGGAACAGGTGGAAAAGGCGCTTACGGTTCTTGTTCTGGCTGTGCAACGGGAGGATCATATACTGGAACAGGAGGCGGAAATGGTGGAAAAGGTCGAAAAGCTCAGGGGTATATAACATCTGGAGGAGGAGGTGCAGGGGGATATTCTGGCAATGGAGGTAATGGATCAAACCCATGTAACGGCTATCAGGCTACCGCTGGATCTGGGGGAGGTGGCGGAGGCGGAGGTGGTAACTCACGTGGGACTGCATGCACATCGTTTATATCACAAGCTGGTGGAGGTGGAGGCGTAGGAATATCAGGCCAAGGATGTAGTGGAGCTGGTGGGCATGGGTGTACTTGTGGCTCTACTTCAGGTGGCGGTGGATCTTCTGGAGCTAATGGTGGTTGTGCGTATGCGACTAATGGTAATGGTGGGGCATATGGAGGCGGAGGCGGAGGCGGAGGTTACCGATGTGCTAATGTTTCCACCGCTTGTTCTTATGCTTATACTGGAGCTTGCGGCGGTGTAGGTGCTGTGCGTATCATATGGCCCGGATCATCTCGTTCATTCCCATCAACTTGCGCTGGTTCTCCATAAAGAGGTAGAAAATGAATTTGTACATTCAAGTTGAAAATGGTCAACCTGTTAATCATCCTGCATTCGAAGATAATCTGATTGATGCGTTTGGCTCAGTCCCATCAAATTGGGAACCCTTTATAAGGGTTGAAATACCAAGGCCTACAGTTTATCAAGTTCTTAATAGCACTGAACCAACCTATCAAAAAGTTAATGGCGTGTGGACAGATGTTTGGGATTTAACAGAAATGACTGATGCAGAAAAGACGGCAAAACAACAAGCTGTAAAAGATGCATGGGCTGCAAATCCTAATTCAAGTAACTTTACTGCGTGGACATTTGATGAGTCAATTTGCGCTTATGTTCCCCCAACACCAAAGCCAACAGATGGCAAACAATATTTTTGGCAAGGAACAACAAATACATGGCAAATAATGCCACCATATCCAACGGATGGAAAAGAGTATAAACTAGACTTTCCCACAGCAACATGGGTTCTAGTTACAACATAAAGAGGAAACAATGGCTAAGGCAAAGAACAAAAAAGTCTGTAAAGCTGCTGAATCAGTAGCTGAAGTGGTTACACAAAACCAACTTCACGTTGCGTCACATTTTCCATGCCCAATTTACATTATTGAGCGCCCTGACTTTTTGGATGTAGTCAAACAAGTTTCTGAAGAAAAATTAAAAGAGCAAAGAGAAAAACAAGAGTTAAATGAAATTTATCCAGTAATTATGAGTAGTAATTACTTTGATGATCCTAGATTGGCTGATTTTGTAGGATTTATTGGGGGCACAGCTTGGAATATTTTGAATGATCAAGGATATGCCATGCAGAATTTTGTGACTTCATTTACTGAAATGTGGACACAAGAACACCATAAGCATTCTTCTATGGAGCAACACGTTCATGGATTTGGATCACAAATAGTTGGTTTTTATTTTCTTGAAACCCCTGAAAATTGTTCAAGGGTTGTATTTCATGATCCACGATCTGCCAAAGTTCAAATTGATTTGCCTGAGCAAAACCCTAGCATGGCAACACCAGCCAGCAAAATGATCAATTTTGAGCCCAAGCCAGGCATGATGATATTTGCTAATTCTTGGTTGGCGCACTCATTTACTCGACATGCTAGTGACAAACCAATCAAATTTGTTCACTTTAATTTAGTTGCCAATTATTCAGTTAATGCAACAGTAACAGCAACCACGCTGCCTGCAGCGGAGGTTGTGTGAAGTATTCAATAAGATTCAACAAAACAAGAGGTCAAGAGGGAAGAGGAACTTTAGACCATTGTTGGAGAGTGTTTGAAGGCGAAAAAGAATATTTATTCAAGAACGTAAAGATCAATGTGCCATGTGAAACTGAAAAAGATAAAAATGGCAATGACTGGAACTTCACTTGCATAGGCAAACTAACCATAGACAGAGAAACATCAACTGCAATAATCGGAGCTGAAAATGGATCAAGTGGAGAAGGATTTGGCGGTGCATGAAGCCATTTGTACTGAGAGATACAACCAAATCGTACGTTCATTAAAAGACGGAGAAAGACGCATGACAAAGATAGAGTATTTGCTCTATGGCGTCATGCTCATGACTCTTCTTGGCCCAGGCATGGCTGCAGAATTCTTTAAGAAGTTCTTTGGGGTGTAGAAATTGATCCGTTTACGTTGGTCGCTTTGGCTTCGGGGGCACTCAAGTTTATTAAAGACTCCTGCGAAATGTACAAAGAAGGACGACAGCTTGTCACAGAAACAATCAATG